TGTGACTGCCGAAGGTCCAGCCGGTCTCCTTGAGCCGCGCGATCACGGGCTTGACCGCTTCGATCTCCGCCGCGCGGTTGGCCTCGAACGCTGCGCGCTCGGGGCTGTCCTTGGCGATGTCGCGGTCATCCTGCGTGCGGTAGCCGAGGATGCCATAGTAGCCGGTCAGTGAGAAAATGGCCTTCGCGCCGTTGAGCGAGAAGTCGGGGTGCTCGTAAACGAACTCGTCGAGCATCGTGGTGGCGTCGCCCTCCTTGGTCAGGAAGGTCTCCTTCGTGTAGGGATCGGTGCACTCGGCCCAGATCTCACCGTCCTCGCCGACCACGAGCTTGCTCGTGAAGCCCTGTTCGAGCATATAGGGATAGTAGTTCACATCGTCAAAGCTGATGATGAGCGGCTTTTTGCCCTCGGGCAGCTTGAGCGTGTTGCGCACCATGTGCGTGCCGCTCTCGTCCGTGACCTCGCTCCACACATCCTCGATGGCGACAAGAATGTAGCCCTTTTCATACACGGACTGTAAGATCTTCGCGTACTCGTCCGCGGTCACCATCCAGTCATCGAGACCGTAGCGTTCGCTCTGGCTCGCGCCGCAGTCGTGAAATGCCCACTGGGGATAGGCGATGACGGGATGGAAGAAAAGGTGCTCCACGACCTGGTCGGGCCCCCAGGACTGTGTGAGCTGGTCCTCGCTCCAATAGGTCCTGACCGCCTCGTAGGGATCGACGTAGGGCTCCGGCTCGGGCGTCACATCGGGCGTTTCGCCGCCCTGCTCCGATGGATTTTCGGGGACCTCCGGAGCGTCGCCGCCCGGGTCCTTTTTGCCGCAGCCGGGCAGCAGCGTCAAGATCAGCATTGCCGCAAGCAGCAACGCAAGCATTCGTTTCATGGCGTTTCCTCCTCGAGAGATACTGTAAATTGCAGTATACCACGCCCGCGACAAAAAGGCTATAGAAATCTGAAAAGTTTCATGGCTTCTTCAAAAACTGCATTTTTCTCCGTTTTGCACAAACGGTTTTTGAACAAAACCAG